TAACTTGTGTTTTATCGTTTACTATGTAAAGATACGAAAAAAGTTTGGAATATCCAAACTTTTTCTATTAAACTTTCAATTTTAACTTGGTGATTTGTTTTTTATCTACACCATATTTCTCACATATATACTTAATATTCTCTCTACCTTCTTTAGTGGAGTAAAGTATCTCACAATATTCTTCGGCCTCTCGTGAAGAACATTGAAAATCTTGTATGATTAATTCAATCAACCATTTTTCGTATTTATCTACACCCTTACCTTTAACATACTTTAAAAAGTATCTTCCCTTTGGTAAAAGACCAATCATAGCAAGATACAATTGTTTTGGTTCTAAAGTTTGAGTTAATGGTTGTATTTCTGATAACAATTCAATCCAATCTGGGTTCATAGAAAGAAATCTATGTACCATAAAATTAGACCAGGTACGTTTATCAGCTTCTTCTAAGGTATCCCAGTACTTTGGATTTTGTTCTTGCGTTATTGCCTTTATATGGTCAAAAAGTGTTTTTGGTTTAGTTTCACTCATTACAATCACATTTTTGTTTCTGGCCACATGCACATGTTGTGGTATCATCCATAACTGGTATTTCTTCCATATTTAACTTAACAAATTCTTGATATAGTTCATACGATTCTTTATGCATATTACATGCCTCTTTTCTACTCTCATCAATATGTACCGAATATACATCAATTACTTGGGCATTTAAACGACCATCAGTAATATCAGTATATTCTCTGTGTACTATTTGATAATCATCAAATTCTTCAGGTATAGCATTTAAAAATGATTTATAATCTTTTATAGTCATGTTCTTATTGTTTTTTCTGTAATTCCTTTGGTAGTAATTCTTGATTAATCTCTCCACAATCTCCACATAAATAGAGTTCTACTGGTATGATTGCATCTTGAGGTGTTCCTGTCACCAACTTAGAAATCTTTAAGAATTTGGTTCCTGGTATAAATACAGTACCTCCACATTCTTGACAAGTCATTTCAGTTGCTTTGGATAAATCGATTTTTGGTTGTTGTGGTTTAATTTCTGCCATTTTTATTTTTGTTTAGTTTATACAAAGATACAAAATTATAGTTTAGTATCCAAAAGTTTTACAATATTTTTTACAGTTTTATTACCAACTTTAACTTTGTGGTAAGGAATATTGTATTTTATTAAAGTATTCTCAATTTCTCTATCTAAATTTTTAGATTCTTCTAAACTTTGGTATCGTTCTTTATCATTATGAACCCCATCATCACTACGTTCCAATAAAATGTTAATTGAATCGTACTGATTATGAATATCTATGACTAACTTATCAAAGTGTTCTGAATTATATAAAGTAGATGGGTAAGTAGTTCCTTGATACACACTACGATACACGAGAGAAAGAATTATGGGTGAATCCAATACAATGTAATCAACTTTACCAAAACTCTTTACAATCCCTCTATGTTGGTTTGCAAGGACATACAATTGGTCTTGGATTGCCGAATGATTTTCATCCCAAGCCAATGCTTTAGGAAACTCATAAGGATTATCACAATTGATATGTTTCTTTTTTAGTTTGTAAGTTAGACCAGATGCGATTGATGATTTACCAATACCAGGTCCTCCAAATAAATTGATTATCTTACTCATGTAACTTTGTTATAAAAAAAGAGGGAGGTGTTATCCTCCCCCTTATTATATTAAATATAAATTGGATTAAAATCTGTACTTCAATGAAGCATTCCAAGTTCTTCCAAAACCAAACCATACAGAGTTATTAACATCTACACCATTCCAAGTTTGAGAACCTGCAGTAGCGTGAATGTTAGTTTCTGATTCTGCGATGTATGTAGTATCAAGAACGTTGTTTACGTTTACTCTTAATGAAGTATTGTTACCAAATAATTTGAAGTTGGTAGTTACCCCAGCATCTACTAATCCGAAAGATGGAAGTTTTACTGCTCCAGCGTTATCTGGTGTTTTGAATACATCATCAACGATGTTGTAATCTGCGTATAATTCATCTACGAATCTGTAAGATACATCAAAGTTAGTTCCACCAATTCTATAATCTGCAGATAAGTTTGCTGTTAATTGTGCAGCATCACCTACTTTAGCATCTTTTAGATAAAGTGTACCTTCACCAACTACATTTTGATTTGCATCAAATAATGTTGATGTGAAATCCTTAGTGTATCTCCAATCACCAACTGATAACATACCTCTAAACTTCAAATTAGAAGTTGGGCGGTAAGTTCCTTCGAATTCAATACCATTGTGTTGTACATCAATGTTTCTGAATTGTGCAGTACCTTGGTCACCTTGTGCTCCGAATAATGAAGTAGTGATAAATCTATTACCCCATGAAGTAGCATATGCATTTACATTGAAAGATACTTTCTTACCAACAAAACCATATCCCAATTCTACTGAAGTGATTTCTTCGTTTTGAATATCATCATTGATAACATTTGCGTAGTTAGGGAATACTGCTCCAAATTGTGGTTGACGAGAAATCTTACCAACATTAAAGAATACGTTTGATACTTCATTAAGGTTGTAGTTAGCACCACCTTTGATGTATCCACCACCTTGGTTTTGAGTATCTGAAATTGGTAAAGATGGTTGGTCAAAGAAATCTTCTCTTTGGAATGATTGATTTGATAATCCAACTTGTAGGACTGCAGTTAATTTATCATCATCTGCGTATTCAACTAAACCATTTACTCCTTGCCATCCTACGATACCATTGTTGTAGTAATCGATTTTTGGTCCTCTAATACCAGTATCAGAGAATGGAGATGCTTCAACTAAAGTGTTGATGATTTGACCAGCAGAGTTTTTGTTACCAGTTGAGTAGTAACCATCAAGACCCATTAGGTTGTTCAATACACGATAGTGATATCCTTTGTATTGTCTTAAATCAACTCCAATAGAAGTTCTGAATTTACCAAACTGACCTTCTAAGTTAGAGATTGCTCCAACCCAGTCATGAGAGTTCATCGATGCTCTTCTTACAAGAACTTCACGTGATACTCCATCATCTCTAAATCCATTAGAACCAATTAATTGTCCACTATGTCCACTAATAGCACCTGTGTAAGGTTGTGCAGATGATTGGTTGTGAGTAATTGCTGCATCAAAGTTAATGAAACCATTTGCATCACGAGTTCCTCTACCACCTTCGGTATAGTGTTCAGTTAAATCTTTGTTGAATGGGAAATAATCAATAGTAGAATTTCTAAAGTTTCCTCCTCTTGGGCCAGTTCCCCCACCTCTACCTGCTGATGCATATAAAGATGTGTTTAACTTTAAGTTATCTGAAATTTGGTAATCCCAGTTTAAAGTTGCTAATGGTTTGTTGTAGAAGTTTCGTCTCATGTTGAATTCTTCACCATTTAAGAAACCTGCATCGGATGACCATCTTCTATCGATACCTTCTTCACCGAAGTTTTGGTAATCTCTAATAGATACCCACGAAGTTCTTTGGTGGTGCCATTGTGCTGCTCCTAATACAGTTAAGTTAACTGCGTGTTTAGAATCTTCAGGTGCATAACCAATTGCTGCAAAGTAAGTAGTTCCTTCACCTTGAGTTCCGTACACATAACCATCTCCACTCCATTTAGAAAGTAAGAATGAGTAAGCCCATCCATTTTCGTTTTTACCACTATTGTAAGTAACAGCAGTTTTTCGGTAACCATCATTACCAATTGTTTGTGCAACTGAACCACCTTGGGTTTTTTGAGCTGCCTTGGTAAAAATAGAAACAGTTCCACCAACTGAAGGAACTGCTAATCGTGATGCACCCAATCCTCTTTGGATTTGGATACCACTTGCAACATCTGTCAATCCTTGCCAGTTAGACCAATACACCCAACCGTTTTCCATATCATTGACAGGTTGTCCGTTGATAAGGAATGAAGTGTTTCTTTGGTCAAAACCTCTAAGTGAGATACGAGAATCCCCATATCCACCACCTTGTTTGGTAGCATAGACACCAGGTGTTGAGTTCATAACTTCTGGGAATTCTAAGTTACCTACTTTCAATGCAATTTCACTTGCGGTGATTGTAGATACGGCAACGGGAGTTTCCCTTACCTTAGCAACATCAATTACACCAGATGTAAGGATAACCTCATCTAATGTTTCTGCCGATAGTACCAATTGTACCAAAATTCCTTCTTTTGCAGTAACTTCTTGTGTCAAGTATCCAAGATACGAGATTACAAGTGTGTTTCCTGCCGTTGCTGAATCAATAGTAAAGTTTCCATCAAAATCAGTTACAACTCCATCGTTCGTACCTTTGACGACAATGGTTGCACCTGGTAATGGGTCTTTACTATCAACATCAACCACTTTCCCACTAATCTGTGCGAAAGTCATAAATGATGATAACATCATTAAACCAACTAATAATAGTTTTTTCATAATTTTAATTTAAAATTAATTAATATAACTTAGGGTATCCCTTGTCACAGATATTCCCTCTTTAATTTACTATCCGATAATACCGATTATTTCGTGTTCTCTAAATAGTAAATACTCTTCACCTTCCAATTTAAGTTTATCTGAAGATTCATCTTTTTTGTAAAGAATAGTATCTCCAACTTTAACTGTCATTGGAATGGGTTGACCTGATTGTGAAAATACTCCACCACCAACGGCAACAACTTTACCTTGAACTTTCGCTCCTCGTTGTACCGAATCAGTTAGTATTAAACCAGTCTTTGATTTCTTTTCGATAGTTTCGGATTTTACCAAAACTCTATCACCTAATGGTTGAAATTTAATTTCCATTGTTTTCTAATTTATCGTTTGTTGTTGTTTGTGTAAATTGTATATTGGGATTACCCACTATGGTTGAGGTATATAAGTTTGAATTCATATACTCTTTTAATGAAATTATCATAATGCAACTATTTGAATGATACAACTCATAAAGGTTATTTCTTTATCTACCACCAAAGCATCTTTACTTTGTGATTCTGAAAGGATTAAGATTATATTAGAGGTATTACTACCACCATACTCATCCACCTTTTCGTAAAGATAACTATACATCTCCGAAAAATCTTGAACTCTAGCATCTGCAATGGCCTGTCTAATAGTTTTCCATTTGTTAGGTTTAGCATCATTAGATTTAAGAATTTCGACTATCTTACTCTTAATATCTGAATCAGTTACCGAGTTAGTATCGAGTTTTAATACACCCTTTGATGAGTTTAACTGACAAGTATTGATAATCTTACGAATATCAGGATAACCAGCATCAATGATAGGTACCAAATCCTTTGGTTCAAATCTAACTAATTCCTTGGTAAGAATCTGTGAAATCTGAATTGCAACATCTTTCTTTGTTGGTGGTACAATCTGAAATTCTTGAGTTCTACTTCTAATTGGTGAGATTACTTTCTCTACATAATTACAAGTTAAGATAAACCTACAATGTTTGGAAAATGTTTCCATCAAGTTACGAAGGATTGCCTGTGCATTTGGTGTCATGTAATCAAACTCATCAAGAATAACAATTTTTGAATCCTTGAAACCAATCGTAGATGCAAAGTTCTTTACCTTGTTTCTAACTGTATCAACATTATTCTCATCAGATGCATTGATAATGATATAATCACAATTGATTGAATTAACAATCAGTTTTGCCAAAGTAGTTTTACCAGTACCTGCTTTACCAAAGAATAGTAAATGGGGAACCTCACCATTTTTCAAGTAATCACTTACTTTATCTTTTAGGTGGTCATTCCCCACGTATTCTTGTAAATTACGAGGTCTGTATTTTTCTACCCAAAGGGTATTATTAACTTGTTCGTTTGTACTATCTTCGAAAAAGGCCATTATACTCCTGAGTTTTTTACATCTTTAAGAAAATCTACTAACTGTTCCATTTTAGTTATAATAGATTGTTTTTTATTTTCATCAATACCACGAGTTTCCGAATTATTGATTTCTTTAATTAAATCTTGAATAGACGATGCAGCCACTAATAACCCATCATCTTTAGAATTTAGATATGCATCTGAAATCCTATATTTTGTACATACATCTTGTAATCTCATCTTATTTATTTGTTTTATTGACTAAAGTCATATTATAATTGTTTACACCTGGTTTAATATCGATACCCTCTTTTAATTTGAGTGGTTGTGTAAATAACTTGGTGTATGCTATGTGATGATGGGGTCTACCATCCTTGTGTCTATTATTTGTAAAAGTAACAATATCTCCCCAATTTTGTTTAAGTTCATCAAACTTTTTCTGCAATCCACTCCATTTACCATCTTTTTCTTCTTTACCGAGTTCATAAATGGTATCAGTATTACCACCCTTCATACTACCAGTTGTTTGCTTACCAGATAAAAGTGAATTAAAGTTTATAGTACATAAATCACCAGTGGATAAAACACGTAGTGTCAAATCAGTATCTTCATTATACCGACCTCGCCATCTTTCTTCTAATCTAACATCAAGTAATTTTGTATTAATAAGAATACATGAATAAGTTCGTGTATTTCGTATATAAGCACTTCTACCTCGGTCAATAGATGGAACGAATGATGCATACTGACATGATGTTAATCCAACATTCTCATATCTATCACTAAAATCTTCCATTATTCTAAAAAACACACCATCTTTGACTTCTTTCTGAACATTTTGATTCCATCTAAAAAATCCTTTAATGTTATCATCAATAATCCAATGTTTGTCAAATCCTCTGTCAATTGAATGTTGCCATACAAAGTTACGAACTGGAATACCACCTTGTTTTCTTTCAGAAAAGTTCTCAGGTAATTTAATTAGTTTATTGGAATCAATATTTGGGTTTGCCGAATAATTATCATATTCACTTGGTTCAACACAAATTCTGAAATCAACATTCATACTCTCCAACGTATCGATTGTCAGAGTCTTTTCCCACCTACCTTTGGTAATCACATAGATAGGGTACTTTGGTGATATTGGCTCACTAAACTCATACTCAGTATCTTTCAAAGGATGTTCATCCATTTCATAGTGAATATAATTTAGAATAGTTGGTTTACGGTCAAATGCCTTAAAGAAAACTTCTCTTTCTTTTTCGTTATTTAACTTGACATCAAATACAGCACGTTCATCCATCCACTTAGACCACTCAAACTCGGGCATACCAATCCATTCACTATCATCAAGTGGTTCTGGTTTGGCATAATTCTTTACTTCCTTCCAAGTTAAATAAGTGTCTATGAATTTATTATCTCCTACCTTAATAGAATTTAATATTTGAATTACTTTTTCTCTGTTATTTGTATGTACTTTCATTAAAACGGTTTATTCTCTTCAAAAGTTTTATATTCACCAGATTCAACTCTACAAGACATATGGTCTGCCCAATGAATGATATACGGTAATTCTGTTTTCAGTTCACCACCCTCTGAATAATTAATAAAGTATTTTTTGGTTGCCTCGTTATACAAACCATCAGCCATTTTAATAGCTAACATTTCATTTTGAGAATACTTGATACCATATTGGTTTAATAACCAAAGTGCTCTATCAGTTACATCCATATAATACAATTCTTGGTTTATTTTAAATACCGAGTTTTGATTTTTACGATGCCATTCTGATTGCTCTGGTACATAATGTGGTTTCTCACCATCACCAAGTTTACCCAAATCATGGTGGAGGGCAGCAAAGAATAGTTCTTCATCGGTAAAATTAATTCTACCACCTTGGTCTGCAAATAACTTTTTCATATTAAATGCATTCCTACAAACATTCATCACATGGTCTACATACCCTCCAACATAAGCAGAGTGAAAGTGTAGTTTTCCACTAGCAGGAGCAAACATTAACTCCTCACCTAATTCACCTTCAGAATACATATGGAGTAATTTCTCCAATCTATCTTCGTTATTGGCAAATACCTTTTTTACAAAATCAATAAACTTAATATAGTTTTCTTGAAGTTTCTCTGCTGTATATTCTTTCATGATTTATTAAGATGCAATTTCTACTAAGTAGTAATTTGATTCATATTTATCAA